TAAACAATAACATAAACCATTTATTTAACACACTTCACCCTTCGGCAAATTGGCCAGCACCTCATCTATGAAAATTGATCGGTAGTGTGGGCATTCCAGCACTCCCTTTTGCTTCGCTTCCCGGTACACTTTGGAAAAGAGCTTTGCTTTCTCCTGGATTGTTGCTGGAATCTCTTCAATGGGCGTAGACAGAAATCGACATCCCCACCCTTTGCATGAAGGTGAAAGCCTACAGTGTTTTTGATTTTTCCACTGACACGAACAGTCATATATGCTTTGAACCATATATAATAAAACTCCAATATTCACATTGCAGCACTAACAATACATTTGCTAATGCTGCAATTATCTTTAATTAATCTTCTAGAACTTTTATCCTATTCCTTATGTTCGTACATATCGATCGCCTTAAAGAATTCATCCTCATAGTTATAAATATCATCAAGGCTTTCAATAACATGTTTCACATCTTTCTTGTTTTCGTCAATAAACTGAACTACTATACCTAGCCAAGCATAATCTAACATTTTCCAGAATAGTCATATTATAAATCCCCCTTTAATGCACTATCTTTGATTTCTGCTTTAATATTACAATCTTTCAATATCTTTTCAACCTTTTTCCGATCTTCATCAGTTGTTCCAGGTCCCATTGTTATTTCTAAATGCTCTAAAACTTCCTGCTTTAATGGAATATAAAGGGCTGTTCTACTCAGCTCCATTCCATTTCTATAAGCAGTACCAAGAGCCAACGGAAAGCTCAAAGGATGATTGCTCATTAAAGCCGGTTCAAACGGTTGTGCATGAATAATGAAACGGCTTTCATTCTGTAATCCCCATTCCCTTTTCTTATAAATGCCAATATTATCATGTTTAAACGCAACTCCTTGATCAAAGCATTTGATAGCTTCTTTATAATATAGCTCAATATTTTGTTCATATTTCACATCAACAAGACCGACTTTATTAATATAAGAACTGACTACAAAATTTTCAAAACAATATTCCCTATTATTATAAAATGATCTATTAACAGTTCCCACATCGTAAGTTTCAAACATATCCTCATCCAAACTTATCCTTACACCTTTATTCCCTTTCCCGTATCGATTCCATAAATCAATATTTTCCATTTCCGACTTAGTCCAACAACTCACAAAAGTATATTTACCTAATTTTATATTCGTATCATAAACCGTTGAGTCATATTTATATTCTGCTTTATCATCCACTTGATCCAAACGATTAAACTTTATACTTTTGTTCTTAAGAATCATTTCTAATGTTTCAATAGAAGTATAATGATGTATTTTCATCTTAAATTTAATTATAAGTTTATCCTATTTTATTTGATCTTTGTAGATTGCATTCTTGGCATAAAAGCTAAAGCTCCCCACACTAGTATCACCGACTTCATTATTACATTGTCTAACGTTTTTTCGTATTAAACAATCATCATCCCATTATAATTCTAATAGTTTTTTTCTATTAGTCCAATTAACGACTACAGACTCCGCTTCATCCGATATCAAGTCAAGATATTGTTTCAATTTTTCAATTTTATATCCTGAAGCTTGATCATTCACAACCGTCACACGCCTATGTATCTGCTTTTTTAGCATTGTCCTATTTATTAACTGGAAATTCATATTAGAACGTCCAATACTACCACGAAAATAAAATTCAGTAGTACCAGTTACATAATTAAACAATGTAAATCTATCACTTCTTTTAACAACAGCATTAAATTTTATATCCTTATACCTCTCATCAATAAACCCATTAAACGACAATTCCTTCTTATCAAACCCAGCTGTAAGAAAGTTACTCACCTGCGTACGGAATCTCTTTTGCAAATCCTTATCCTTATCATCTTGAAATTTTATAAAAGAAGAACTTACCACGGTTGAAATAAAATTAGACACCTCAAGAACCAAATTTGGTACTAATTCTTTTTTCATTGTAGTTTTATAATAATAAATTTTATTGTTTGATTCCGTCTCACGTATAGAATATTGTTCCTTATAATAAGTGAACAGTCTTAAATAAGACTCATCATCACTATCGAAAAAATTATTATAGTAATTTTCACTAATCCAACCACCATCAGTAATAATGTAATAGCCCTCTCTTTCTGTTAGAAAAACAGAAACAAAGCAATCATTTGTGGTAAAGAAAGGCGTTATTATTTCTATGGTCTTTCCATATTTTTTCACTTTCCACAAAGAACTAAATGACGCTATTATAATCTTTATTATATCTTCCATGATTATTCAATATCAAATTGTACATTTTCTAAAGGATCAATATTTTCTTCCATTTTAAAAGGAAGAACACCTGGGGTCGAAATTAAATCAAAATTTTCAAATTTTATATTGGCCTCCTGCATAAAATGCAAAACACACATAGAAATATCTTCCAAAACTTTTGATTGCTTTTCATCCAACAGCACCTTTGTCTTGTAAGCTATCTCCTTTCCATCAGCTACGAACCGATGAAAATGAGGAGTTGGAACTTGTTGTTCCTCTATAGGAATAGGCAAATTGGAATTCCTATGAGAAGGTCCCGTAGAATCATATCTAAAAAAAGGTCTTTCACAAAAAGGAACACAGCGTAAAATGAATTTAAAATCTTTTTCTTCAGTTTCTTTTTGTTGTATGGTAAAAATTATATCATTTGGTAAGACATCGCTATAAGTAGGAGTATTTTTTTTCTTTATAATCCGGTCTGCTATTTTTCTTTTCGTCAAGAACGATTTTGTTATTTAACAAAATTTTCTCTTCATCTATTAAGGAGCAATAGCTTTTATAATTATCTCTAACTTTAATATTGACTTTCATCTTTAGCTTATATAAACATTGTGTTTAAAATGGTTCTTATTTAGGAATAACTCTTATAAAATGATATGTAACAGTTCCATATTTTGTTAGAAGATAGTCATTTACATACATTCTTGCTTCAGAATTTAGTTTTTCTTGAGAGTTTGAATTAGACACAAATTCTAGATTCTGTATTTCTCCATTATATTCAAATATAGCTATATATTCTTTCATCATTATCCTATTTTATTTGATTTTTGCAAATTACATTTTTGACATAATAATTGAAGATTCTCCACTGTAGTCGCACCACCTTTGGAAAAGGGAATAATATGGTCAAGCTGCAGGTTTTCAGTAGAACCGCAATAAACACATTTTCCTCCATTCCTTCTCCAAACTACATCAACGACTTCTTTAGGTATAGGAGGTCGCTTATTTGCTTCCGGAAAGATTTCTCCCTCATCCATTAACTCTTGCAGTGCAGCCTTTTCTAAGTCTTGCTTTCGTTTCTTTGCAAGAAGCTTCTCTTTTATTTTATTTATTGCTCTCCTGTTTTCCAACTCATCAATCCATTTTTTATACTCCATAATACTAGATTCAGACGTATCAATATACAATAAATCAGATTCAGTATCAGAAAATAGCACTCCATGCATCTCCCATTCTTTAGCCATATAAGTCAAGACGCCTGAATATTCAGACTTTAGTGAAAAAGATTTTTGACCAATCGGCTTTAAAATGATGAAGTCTCCTGAGCTAATCAAGCATGTCTTATATCCTTCATATAAGATAGCGCGTATAGGAACATTTACATATATACATGTGCATTCTTCATCCGGAACAAAATGAAGATATTTCTTTCCGTTCAGATTTTTCCAGTTGAGCATATTTTTCTTATTTTGCCGACATACACATAAGTACTCGATATACGCCGTACACCTCTGACAAAGGAACGTCAAAGTCCGAGAATTTCGGGTCCGGGTTAACCGAATGGCATTTCACATAACCTTCCTTACCCTTGCATTCATGGAGTTCCTTTACTATAACCCCATTTGCAGTGTCCAAAACGTATGTTTTACCCCAGTCTATAAAAATATTGGGGTTTATCTTCTTTATCAAAATACGGGAACCTGAGGGGTATTCAGGTGCCATACTATCTCCATATACTGTAATGGCAAAGTCTACATCTTCAATGGGTGAAATTATAGCCTCACAATTTTGGAGCATTGCGCCTGGAGCCGCAAAACCCGTAAGCGTTCCTCCCATAGCTGACATGGGAAGAAGATATGTAGTGTAGCCTCCCATATCCCCTTTGTTTCGACTATCATTTATCGTACTTTCCAAAAAAGAAGATACAACAAATTTAGCCACGGACTCAGAACCGTATGCTTCTTCCAGCCTTTTTTTCTGTATCGGTTCTAAGTCTCTCATAGTCTTTTCCATTCCAGAGATATTTGACTGCTGACATTTTAGAATCTCTGCCAATTGCTTTTGAGTAAGATTAAAAGCCTGTCTAAATCCTTTCAAATCGTACATATCACTAATATATTAAGCCTATAATGATAATTAAAGTTAATATCAGTGATATTTATAGGCTAATATCATTGATATATCAGTGATGTTAGTATCTTTGCAACATCAAACAATAAACAACAGCACAAAGGAACGAAAAATAGTTCGGAAGTGCAAAAATATTGACTAACTAAAAAGAGGTAAGACAATGAAAAGATTCGATTTACGACAGATTATGAGAGATGCCCACAGAACTTACAAGTATGTAGGCAAGAAACAAGGCAAGACCTTCGGTGAAGTTCTGAAATCAACATGGAAACTGGCAAAACTGAATGTTACAATGCAGGAAGAGCTGGCAAGACAACAGGAAGAAAGAAATAACAAGGTGTTCACTCCGGTCAAAGCAGAAAAAGTCACTTTCAAAGCCGAATGGTCAGACTGCTACAACTCCAACAGCCGTGGATATTTAGGTTCCCAGTACTGCGGAGATTAATAAGGACATTAATCAGGATTATCCTGTCCGGTCTCGATACCGGAAACAATCCGTAAAAGGTATGGCAGGAACTACATGGAGTGATTGCCCTTAGCAATCCGTTCCAGAAAGCGATACTGGCGCTTACCCTCAATCCCAGCATAGAGGACGCGAGAACTAACGGTCGAAGCAAGCAGCCTGTAACAAGGTCGATGCAAGCAGCCGGGCGAAGTAAGGGCGATCATGCCCCGAACGGTTATGCAGTGAAGAACAGTAGCTGACAACTCCGGTGGGAAGACCAGAGAGAGGTTATCGGGGCACAAACTAATACACAATCAAATGAAAGCAATATCAATATTATGCGCAGTATCATACACGATACTCCTTATTACCATGTGCGATATGGGCGTATGGTTCTGGATAGCATCCACCGCCTTCGCGGTAACATCATTAGTGATAAGCAACGAACTTGACAATATTGAAAATCAAAAAAAATAAAGCTATGACAACAGTAGAAGAATTACAAAGCATGACACACGAAGACCTTGTAAGACGTGTGCAAGAACTGGAACAAGACCTTAAAGAAGTCAAGGAACAGAGCGACATGTGGCTCGATTCGTTCACCCGCCTACAGGCACGACACGAAAGCAGCATTAATGCTCTAGACAACATCGTTAAACTCGCTAAATTGAAGTAATATGGTAAAAGTAACAGAAAATTGGGCGGCCACATTGAGAGCGATGAAGGTAGGTGATATCGTTGTGTTCCCTGTGCGTGCGATATCTTCCGTCAACACAACCATTTCCAGACTAAGATTGGAGATGTGTGTAGAAAATGCCGATTGGAAACGAACAGGAGAGGTTGACCGCAAGCGCGGAGAGTTCAAAATCCAGCGTGTGTCATGATTACGCTATCAGAGCGCGAGCATCTTGTCGCCGAACAATATTGCAAGGGTTTGGCCGACAAGGAAGTAGCCGACAGTCTGCAACGCTCGGAATGGACCATCAAAGCACAGAAGCGGGATATATACAAAAAGCTGGGTATTTCCAAAGATACCGAGCTTGTATTATACATGTTCTGTGAGCGCATGAAGATCAACTTCGATATAAAAGAGATACGTAAACACGGGCTTGAGCTATTCTTCTCCATCCTGTTCCTTGTCATTGCCGCATTGGATTTTCATCCCGACATGAGACAATGCAGCAGAGCAAAGACAAGAACCACCCAAGTATCAAGAACAAGACGAACAAAAACAGATTCAGATTATGAACTATACAGTTAACAACCAACTACGGACATCCATCTTATTTGATGGAACGGCAGAAGCACGGCTAGCAGACATCCTAGCCATCATGGACACCCATACATTCGGTAAAAGAGAAGCGGCCAAAATAGTTGGAGGCATAGGAAGGCTTATCAGACTGATCGAAGAAAACAAAATACGTTCCGACAAGCCTACATGCGCACAAAACGGGAAATGGTTCTGCAATGCCAGTGATGTCCTGCGTTATGCACAGGTCAAAATGCCAAGGAAGCCTAGAAAATTAAAAAAGAAAGTGGCATAAGCCACACGGGTAATTAGCTTAATGGAAAAGCGGTATTCACTTTTTTCTTTACGTTCAGACGGTTTGTGATTGTTTTCAGGAGGAATACAGATACAGGTTCGAATCCTGTATTACCCACACCCAAAGAGAGGGAGCCGTACACCCTTATAAACGTAGCCATGTTAGAGACTTCAAGGCAGTGAAGCAGAGAGCAATTTGTTAGATAATAATTTAACCCAAAGCCGCTGGAAAGGACAGCGTGAGGTGAGAGCCCTCTTTATATGTTATATTCTATATCCTTATTTATCCCGGTGTGTCCTGGCCGACTATCCGGGAACTATTTTTTTTAACTCATTTATTAACCACTAAAAATTATTGATTATGGGACTTATCAAAAAACCTAACGAACTGACAGTTAAGAATGCCCTGTCGGCATTAATCTACGGACAACCTGGTATGGGAAAGACCACACTGGCGTTAAGCTCTCCCCAGCCACTACTCCTGGACTTTGACGGTGGCGTTCACCGTGTGAATGCAGCCCACCGTGTAGACACCGTACAAATTTCCAAATGGGAAGAGGTGGATGAAGTTCTTACGAGCGGAGAAATTGCCGAATACAAGACCATCGTTATTGATACGGCAGGAAAAATGTTATCCTTCATGGATAAATATATAATGAAAAACAATCCCAAAATGAAGAAAGCGGATGGCACACTGTCCCTGCAAGGATATGGAGTACGAAAGAATATGTTCATCAACTTCGTAAACCAAGTCACACTAATGGGTAAATCAGTAATATTCGTAGCCCATGAACGCGAGGAAAAGAACGGAGAAGACAAACAGATACGCCCGGAAATCGGAGGTTCTTCTGCCGGTGACCTGATTAAAGAACTTGATCTTGTAGGCTATATGGAAGCCATAGGTAAGGACAGAACCATCTCTTTTGATCCGTGCGAGAAATTCTACGGTAAGAATACCTGCAATCTTCCGGCACGCATAAAGATACCAGTTATCATTAATGCAGAAGGTACAATCACCGGACCGAACGACTTTATGACAAAGATTGTAAACACTTATCAGACCTATCAGGAAAAACAGGCAGAACTGTCCTCCGAATATGAAGGTCTTATGGAAGTTATCAAGGAACAGATAGCCATGGTAGCGGATGCGGACACGGCCAACGAAGTGAGACAATCACTGGAGAGCCTGCAGCATATCTTCGACAGCAAATTACAAGCAGGTATGCTACTGAATAAAAGATGCAAGGAATTAGGATTGAAATTCGACAAAGTCAAAAAAATATATGAAGCAGCCTAGTTATAGAATCTATCCCTCATTACTTGACAAATTCGACAAGTATCTGAGAGCTGATGAAGAAGTGGAAAACTTCTGGAACATTGATAATGAAACCGGAGAGTATAAACGCTCTCCGGAAGAAATCGAAGAGAGCCTGAAGCAAGACCTTCTGGATGCTATCAACCGTGTACCGTTTGAGAGTGAAGCAGCCGACAAGGGAACAGCCTTCAATGCTATCATTGACTGCTATGTCCATTGCGAAAATCACGTGCCGACAGAGCGTTCCCCCTACTCCATCATTGGCGATAAGGAAACCAATACCATACAAGTAGCTTTTCCAGCAACGGATATCGCACCTGCACGGCATTTCCTTTTTGACAGACAATGGTGTATAGAACAGGCAGAGTATTTCAAAGGCTCATTAAGTCAGGTCTATGTATCCGCCATTCTTCCTACCCAGTACGGAAATGTGGAGTTATACGGATTTATCGACGAACTCCGAAAGGATGTTGTTTATGACATAAAATCCACATCTAAATACGAGTTCGGCAAATACGCCCACGGGTGGCAGCGCCATGTCTACCCTTATTGCCTAATTGCTTCCGGTCAGATGGAAAGCATAAAGGCATTTGAGTTTACGGCTTATGCGCTGAAAGGCGGTACCAGCCGCACACCGCTTATCAGTGGTACGCAATATCCGGAATATTATACTTACAATCACGAACAGACAGTGAAACTGCTCACGGCACACGTAGAACATTTCATAGAGTTTTTGGAAGCTAATAGAGAATCTATCACGGACAAGAAGATTTTCGGACTGGAATAATGGCACAAGAAGCTATCCTTATAAAAGAAAAAGGTGTGGTAACACTGAACAAGTCCTTTGATTTCATGTGCTCGCAGCTCCGTAACGGTCGTTACAGGTTAATTATCGAACGTTACACAGAGCCGCGCACATTAAGTCAAAACGCCCTAATGTGGCTTTGGTTTACCTGTATCGAACAGGAAACAGGAACGGACAAACAGGACGTACACGATTATTACTGCAACCTATATCTACGAAGGACAACCATTATCAAAGGAAAAGAAACGGTCATAGCCGGAAGCACATCGAAACTGAACACACTGCAAATGACGGACTTTTTGAATAAGGTCAAAGCAGATGCAGCCACGGAACTGGGAATAACACTTCCCCTTCCGGAAGACCGTTATTATAACGAATTTGTCAACGAATATAAATATAGAAGATAATGAAGATCATAAAAGCTAAAATCACCAAGGACAGTACCTTGGTGGCCACCTACAAGGATGAGAATGGTACAACCACCGTAGAAGGCAAGAACCTGGTAACATCAGACCTTATCAATGCGTTCAGCAAGCTGAATCCCCACGCCGCTTTGCTTACAGAACAGAAAGAAGTGGACGGTATAGAATCAGTAGATGAAGTGCCTGATATCATAGGACAGGTGCTTGACGTTACAGGGTATTCCATTGGCGGAGATGGAGATAATGAAGGGGTTACTCTGATAGCCAAACGTTTTCTCAAAACAGGAAAAGTTCTGAACCTATGCGCTCCGTTCACCATGTTCAATAATGAGAATGAATCGTATATCAATGCCTTCGAGCTGGAGCAGGAAATCCAATCCTGTGAGTTCGAAGTCAAAGAGTATCTGTTCAACAAAAAATGGCGAATTGTACAACAGGAACTTCCGTTTGAGGAAGACACGGCGAACGCAGACGTACAACCGGACGCCATTCCAGAAGCCGGTACAGACTTCAATCAAGAGGTTGCGGAATTCCAGCAGGCTATGAATGATGCAGGGGTTGACATAATAATGAACGGAAAGAAAATTAAATCACGTAAACCACGTAAAGTCAAACAACTTGCATCATGATACCGCCGTCCCCATTTTGCGTAACTACTACCCCCAACTGCTTCAAACTAGCCTTCCCATATCATCCAAGATTAGTGGAGCTAGTCAAACGGATTCCAAGTGTAAAACAGAATATCCGGGCAGCCTATATCGCTGACGAAAAAGCTTGGAAGGTATCTCTACAAGATAAGGAATACGTGAGGATGATGGCAGATTGGGCGGTACAGACAAAGATATGCAGCCGGGTACAGCACAAAGTGACAACAAGAGAGTATAATGACTATACTATTCCCGACCTTCCAAAACTTACGGTTCCACACGGATTGCTGTTGGAACCGTACGAATATCAGAAAGAAGGCATCGCTTATGCGCTACAGCACAAGCGGTGCATATTCGGGGACCAACCGGGACTGGGAAAGACATTACAGGCAATAGGCACGGTTACGATAGCAAAAGCGTATCCGTGCCTTGTCATTTGTCCGGCCGCATTGAAAATAAACTGGCAACGTGAATTTAAGAAATTTGCCGGAAAAAATGCCATGATTCTGGATGATCGCAATAAAGCCAGCTGGCACCGTTTCTTTGAGACTAAATGCTGCAACATATTCATAACAAATTATGAATCACTGAAAAAGTTTTTTGTACTTAAAGTAAAGGAGGATGCACGGTTTACCATGAAATCCATTGAGTTTGACCCGCGAATATCGTTATTCAAATCCGTAGTCATTGACGAATCACACAAGTGCAAATCCACCAAGACCCAGCAATCCAAGTTCGTAGAAGGAATATGTAAAGGCAAAGAATATATCTTGGAACTGACGGGAACCCCAGTAGTGAACAACAATACAGACCTTATACAACAACTCAAGATAATGGGACGATTAGAGGATTTCGGAGGATACAAGTGTTTCGTAGAGAGGTTCTGCGATGGACCTAAACAGTCAAGCAATGTGAAAGAACTGAACTGGAGGTTATCATCGACCTGCTTCTTCCGGCGCGAAAAGGCCAAGGTACTCACTCAGTTGCCGGACAAGTCACGCCAATATATAGAGGTGGACATATCCAATCGCAAAGAATACGACAAAGCGGAAGCCGACCTGATACAGTATCTCCGGACTTACAAGAATGCGGACGATGAAAAGGTGGCCAAGGCATTAAGAGGCGAGGTAATGGTGAAAATGGGAATATTGAAAGCCATATCAGCCAGGGGAAAAATCAAAGTCTTTTCCGAATTCATCCATGACGTGATTGACGGAGGTGAGAAACTGATAGTCTTTGCTTACCTGAAAGAAGTAGTACAGGAACTAAAGAAGATATTCCCTGAAGCTGTCACCGTTACAGGCGAAGACAATGCTACTCAAAAACAGACAGCGGTAGACCGCTTCCAAAACGACCCTTCTTGCAAGCTGATCATCCTTAACTACAAATCAGGAGGTACAGGTCTTACATTGACAGCTTCCAGCCGTGTGGCGTTTATCGAGTTCCCATGGACTTTCTCCGATTGTGAGCAGGCAGAAGACCGAGCGCATCGGAACGGACAGAAGAACAACGTAAACTGTTACTACTATCTTGGAAAGGATACTATCGACAAATATATGTATGATGTCATTCAGGCCAAAAAAGGAATAGCCAACGGAGTGACAGGGACGGATGATGTGGTTAAGGAGAATGTGGTAGATATGGCAATGAACCTATTCAACGGAAGAATATGAGAAAACAGACAACACCATTATCAGAAAGCCAAATACAACATGATTGTTTGGTATGGTTCCGGTTACAATATCCCAAACTGGCACGTATGCTTTTTGCAGTGCCTAACGGTGGCAAACGTGATGCCAAGACAGGAGCACGGATGAAGTATGAAGGAGCAGTGAGAGGTGTGGCAGATTTGATCCTGCTCATACCCAAAAAGGGATGGGCTTCCCTCTGCATAGAGATGAAGACACCGAAGGGTACACAGAGCGAGCACCAACGAACGTGGCAGACAGAAGCAGAGAGATACCAAAACAAGTATGTTATCTGCCATTCACTACAGGAGTTCATAAACGAAGTAAATTCTTACCTACAATGACTTATATAGATTACGTAAACCAATTTTGGAAGACACATCAGAGTGTAGCATTTTCCTCGAACGAAGTTTATTTGTACTTCTTCCTTTTGAACGAGTGCAATAGTCGGGGTTGGGAGAATCCGTTTGAGTGTCCCAACAGACGAATCGTCCTCGCAACCGGTATATCAGAACCAACCGTAATTGAAGTCAGGAACAGATTACAGCAAAAAGGTTTACTACAGTTTGAGTCAGGTAAGAAAAATGCGAAATCGCCCGTTTATTACTTAAATGATTTAAGTAAACCCTTAAGTAAACTCTTAAGTAATGACTTAAGTAAACCTTTAAGTAAAAAGGCTAACATTAATATAAGACTTAAGAGTAAAGATAATAATAACTCTAGCGAGTTATTTAAGCCCGAGCAGGAAAAACCTAAAAAGAAGCCTTCAAAACCAAAAACCGAATTTATAGCCCCTACCCTGGAACAGGTGAAAGATTACTTCCGTGACAAGCTCCCGGACTGGGAGCAGCAGGCGGAGATATTCTTCTACCACTTCGATGCGCTAAGCTGGAAAAACACCAACGGGGCTAAAATTGAACGATGGGACAGCCGGGCTAACCTTTGGATAATCGAAAAAAGACTTCAAAATGGAAACAAGCCTACAAAAACAGATCACTGTGATAATGTCCCCAGGACAGATACCTCAATCCAGGAAAAAGCCGGAGACACTGACACCGCTCCAGCAGACCTTGAGAAATGGATCAACAGCCTCCCAATTGGTTGACAACTGGTCCGGCACGCAAGCCCAGCTGAATTGTAACCTGACATTAGCACAAGCAATCAGGATTGAGGGTATTCCCACCCTTGCGGACATCAATGTTGTCTTCGGCAACGCCACATCAGTCAGGATTATCACAGAGCACCTGCAATCAATCCTCCGATACGCAGGCATTGATATCGCACCTCAACAACTTGCCGAAACGGCGCTAAGCATATTGGCCAGCTATTATTTTCTCAATCTAGCCGAGCTTTGCATATTCTTCACACAGCTTAAAAACGGGAGCCGTGGACAGTTCGTCTGGGGAAACAGGATAAACAACCAGTCCATTATGGTAGCCCTATCGGACTTTTGCAGGGATAGAAGAGACGAGCACGTCAAACTGTCCAATGAAACCGCCATGAAACAATCCCAAAAAGGTTTCACCCGGATAGAAGATGCAGCGTGCGCCATGATTGAGGGAGTAAAAAACATTCAGGAGCTCAAAGAAAAGGCTAAAAACGATTTCAGCACCTTCACAGAACTTTTTCCTAACGTTCCCAATAACCATACTGCCTACACCTATTGGAAGGCATACGGGGGAAATGAGGATGCAATACGGGCTATATACGGAGATAATGCACCACCCCCCAACATTGCGAGTGATGATATCGGCAGGTTTCTCTGTGATTATAATATCAGAATCAATCGAAAATAACTAATATAATCAACCACTTCAAAATCAAATTTATCATGGCAAAGAATGACAGTTTCAAACAGGCAATCAAAGCCTATCTGGACAAACGGGCGGAAGAAGATTCACTGTTCGCCCCCAAATATGCGAATGAGAAGAAAAGTATTGATGAATGCTGTAGTTATATCATGGGTGAAGCCAGGAAGCGTGGTAACGCCATAGCGATTTCAGACGAGGAGGTCTACGGGATGGCAGCGCACTACTATGATGAGGACGATATCAAAATAAACCGGCTGCCTGCCGGAGAGAAAGCGTCCGTATCATCCCCCGCCAAACCTGTGGAACTCACCGAGGAAGATAAGAAAGCGGCACGTGACAGAGCAATCGCACGGCTAGCGGAAGAACAATACCAGACACTCAGGAAGAAAAACGTCCGAAAGAAAGCGGATGATAATGTACAACAAATGAGCTTGTTCTAATCATGAAACCGAGAACGAAACTTGAGATACGTGTAACCGGACTGAGCAGCAAACTGTCCGCCGTTACCGAAGTACAAAAAGAATGGGCGAAAGAACATATATTCACCCACGAAGCATATAGGTGCAAGGATGAGCTATGGTGTTCCGAGTGCGGCGGAACATGGATAGACACAAGCAATAGCGAGCTGGGGACTACCCTGCTCAGTGATACGACCGAATGCCCGTACTGCCACCACAAACTGGACGTAAAGATCAGCCGGAAACGAAAAGTCGAGGAAGAAAAGTACATGTCCATCTTACAGACCGCCGGAGAGTTCCAGATCATAAGGCATATACTATGCTGCAAGTACGTCAGAAAAAGGAATTTTGATTTGAACAGCAGACAGGATTATATTCACTATGCTTTCTTTGAAGTGGTTCAGGAATGGATCACCGTCGAGGGGAAACGCACCATCATGGCAAAACCGATGAATATGGGAAGCAGCGGATGGATATATTCGGAACCACTGAGCATAAAGGGTGAATACGGCAGTTACAGCTGGAATTATCGTGGAGACCTATATGCGATATGGGGATGGATATATCCAAGAAAGAAACTAATCCCGGAATTGAGAAAGCGGGGAATCGGGAAACGGTTCCCCGATGTACCCCCCTCAAAACTTGTACGAGACCTTCTGAAAGGTGGCAATGATGCGGAATTATGTATCAAGACCGGACAGACGGATATGTTAAAGCACATGTACAAAACGGGCTATTACCAACTCCGATATAAACCGTCCTTCAACATCTGCAACCGCAACCGTTATACAATCAGAGATGCAAGCATGTGGAATGACTATATAAGCCTGCTGTCCTATTTCCACAAGGATCTGCATAACGCCAAATACGTATGTCCCAAAAATTTAAAAGCCGAGCACGACAGATTACTAAGAAAGAAAAATGAAATTGAGGCAAGGCAAAGAAGGGAAAGGGACAGAATAAAGGCTATCCAAAAAGAAAAGCAGCTCAAGGAGGATATAGCATCATTCTACAACCGGATGGAAAGATTCTTCGGCATGGAAATCAAAGGCGACGGCATAGTCATCCGTCCGCTTGAAAGCGTAACCCAGTTCTACAAGGAGGGCAAAGCCATGCACCATTGTGTATACGCCAACAGGTATTACAGACGCAGTGAATGCCTGATCATGACAGCCATAGTCGGAGAAAAACATGTGGAAACCATCGAAGTGAATCTTAAATCTTTTCAGATAGTACAGTCAAGAGCCGTATGCAACGGAACATCGGAGTATCATGACTGCATTATCCGGCTGGTGGAGAAGAACATGAGTCTGATCAAAAAACTTACTGCATGAACATCTATCACACAGAACCCAGATTCGACTGCGAGAAATTCGCTCCATGCGGGCGCATCTCCCTGCACAAATGCCGGAAGTACAAAGGCAGACTGGATGAATGCAGGGGATGTACGCTTGTACACCGTAAAGCCAAGACGGTTGCCGGTACGGAAGCCGGAAGAAAGGTTTGTCCGCATTGCGGACGTTCCCTTCCGCTCCACCGGTTCTATAACAGGACTGTCAGATATGGGGATAAGGAATACCGATGTCTCACCTCCTGGTGCAAGATGTGTATGAGTGAAGTCGCAGCGGAAAGAAATCGTAATAATTAATTTAAAAATCCAATGAAAAACGTAACGAAAATAGCCAAGAAGTCCGCAGGGCTTAGCCAAAAATGCTCGATTTGCCCACTTATGCAAAGATGCACTTTAGAAATCCATAGAGCCTGTTTTGACAGCTTTGTAGAGGGTTTCAAGAAAGGGGCCAGAGCTGCTGAAAAAGAAATAAACAAGAAATTCAAATCGGAACAGATATGAAACAGACAACCACGTCCGAATTTAAATATTGGCTCCGGATACATGGCATCCAATTAAAATGGTTGGGTACTGGTACCAAAAACAATCCAATCAAGATTAAATCAAAAAAAAGAAATAAATAACCATGAATAGTGACAGACAGAAGATATTAACTGATTATATTTCTTACATATACACGACAGGAAGGACTTATGATACTGTCGGGAAATATATCAAGCATGTCACGGATTTTTTAGAAATGGCCAAAGAAGTGAACCGCCGTGGCTATTTGAATTATAAACGTGAAAATGCTGATGTCATGGTGCGTCATTCGCTAATGTGTTCAGCTATATGCGATCTATTATCCTATCTCAACATCGGATATGGAAAAAGGGAAAAGGCGGTGAAACCTTTGGAAAAACTTGATGTCATTTCGGATAAGAACAAGAAACAACTTAATGATTTCATTATATGGCTGACTGACAACAATGATTACTCTTCTCATACAGTTTATATATATTACACATCAATGAAGAAGTATTTCGAGTATGCCAATGAGGTAAACATGGATAATTGCAGGAGGTTTATAAAAAGTCTCGAAGAAGAAAAATTATCTCCCGCTACCATCCGGTTACGTATTACAGCCATTGAAAAGTTCTCTAAATGGATGAAAAAGCCGATAGAATTAAAGAGACCTAAAATGAAACGTAAGCTGGATATTTCTAATGTTCCTACCGAGAATGAATATAATCGGTTACTGGAGTATCTGAAAACAAAACTCAACAAGGATTACTATTTCTTCATCAAGGTATTGGGTACTACAGGAGCCCGGCTCTCGGAGTTTCAGCAATTCACATGGGAGGATATAGCAATTGGCGAGGTTGTTTTGAAAGGGAAAGGAAACAAGTATCGGCGTTTCTTTTTCCAGAAGCAATTACAACAGGAGGTGAAGGACTATATAAAGGAGACAGGCAAGTCCGGTACTCTTGCTGTCGGGAGATACGGACCGTTGACTCAGAGAGGTTTTTCACAACACCTGAAAGCATGGGGTAAACATTGTGGTATCGATTCAAAAAAAATGCACGCGCATGCCTTCCGACATTTTTTCGCTAAAATGTTCCTGAAAAAAAACAAAGATGTTATTCAACTGGCCGATCTTCTCGGTCATGGAAGTGTAGACACAACAAGAATTTATTTACAGAAAAGTTATGACGAACAAAAAAAAGATTTTAATCGAAACGTTACATGGTAGTGTTGCGCAGCTCAATGAACTGTCATCCATGACCGAAGGGATAGACATCTATGACGATACCGGGCATGTTGACACCGATTTCTTGATCGAAGCGATATCTTGCGTCAGTGCCTTCATGGACGCAAGCAACATAGTTGTAGAAAAAATATCTTCACTGTTAGCGCCGGATGTTCCGATAGCTGAAAAGAAAAAGCAGGCTGACGAAGGCAAAAAATGGAGTGTGGAAGAGATATTGAAACATTGTACTCTTGAGGACGGTGTTCTGAAACTTCCTCAAGTTCAATTTAACAAAAAGTCTTATGCTGAAGCAAAGAAGTGGATAGAAGAAGCCGGCGGCTCATGGCAAGGTGGAAAGGTACAAGGTTTCACATTCCCGTTTAATCCGAAACGTGTGTTTTCCGTTTTGAAAGAGGGTAAACGGTGCAACCTACAGCAGGATTACCAGTTTTTTGAAACTCCGTCCGATGTTGCCGACTGGCTGGTTATGCTTGCCGGAGGAATACATGAAAATGATACGGTATTGGAGCCGAGTGCCGGCCGCGGTGCTCTCATTAAAGCCATTCATAGGGCTTGTCCTTCCGTAACAGTGGAATGCTATGAACTGATGCCGGAAAACAGAGAGTTTTTGCATTCGTTGGAAAATGTGATACTCCTTGATGAAGACTTTACGAAAGACAGTGTAGGGCATTACACTAAGATTATTGCAAATCCTCCGTTTTCCGGTAATCAGGATATAGAGCATGTCAGGCTTATGTATGATCGATTGGAAGAAGGCGGCACGCTTGCAGCAATAACTAGCCAACACTGGAAATTCGCTTCGGAAAAGAAATGTATTGATTTCCGCAACTGGCTGAAAGAAGTACATGGAGAAGTTTTTGAAATTGGAGCTGGCGAGTTTAAAGAGAGTGGAACTACTGTTAGCACTATGGCGGTTGTAATAAAGAAATAATTCAAAAAAAAATTAGTATGTTGACAATAGAAATACCAAAATCAAATAGAAGAAAATCCGAGGAAGACGAACTTGCATCTTTCATCCTCTCGGAAATCAAAAAGAAAGGCGAATGTGTTTACTTTCATTATGGCGTAGGATGGGGAAATAACTGGCCTCATTGTTGGGCAAAAAATACTGGAAGTGACGCTAAAGACAGACACCAAATTTCGGAGTTGGCGCACGATAATGTCATAAGAGCATTTATAGACAAGGGCTATTCTGTCGAGTATAGAAGTGAAATAGCCGCCGGAAGATATGTGATTATCAGAGGATAGCTACAATGGTAATGAAAACGAAAACAAGTAAAGTCACGTTTCTACTCCGTTCCAAAAATCTGCAAAAAGCATTATCTATCTTTCCCACTTTTCATATTAACGTTCATCAAAGAAGAATGCAAGACTTTACAGGTTACCAGTGAAATACTTTCCTGTAATTCTTTATCTTACCAGCAATTCGGCATTGATATCAACAAAGGAATTATAACACACATAACAAAGTATTGACAAGCCGTGTCAGTACTTTGTTTTCCTCATTTTTCCCCTTAGCTCCCTTATTAAGTACCTTCGTTTCTGTAACGCAAAAAAAGCAATTATGGAAATTATTTACAGAAAACTAGAGGAACTGAAGAAACTGGAAAACAATCCAAGAACTATTTCGGATGAACAGCTAGACAAACTTAAAGAGTCAATCCGAAACAATCCGGATTATTTCGAAGCCCGACCGATCATCCTGTCAGACCGTACTGGCGAATTGATCATTATAGCCGGAAACCAAAGGTATGATGCCTGTATATCGCTAGGTATGCAACAAGTACCGACCGTTCTTATTCCCAACCTGACCGAGGAAAGGGAACGTGAGCTAATCATACGTGATAACGTTAACAACGGACAATGGGACATAACCAAGTTGTTTGACTGGGATTGTAACGAGTTGCTTAATTGGGGTATGGAAGGCATCAGCTTTCCTGATCCGACAGATTTTTCAGAAGATATAGAAGACAGTCATAATGTACTCAAGAACGCAAACTATGAAGCCGGAGCTCATATCAAATATTTAGTATTTGAGGGGTATAAGATTCCAGTCAGTGAAAGCGAACTGGAAGCACTGAAAGCACGGGCTTCTGAATATTTGGATGAGAACGGTGTAATGGTTGGTTTTGTTAATAATCTACTTAGCTTATGATGGAATACATAGACATATCAATATTGAACCCGGCAGAATATAACCCACGCCTGCTCACTAATGAAGCACAAGAAGATTTAAAAAAATCCATCAAGGAATTAGGCATTATCAAACCGATCATCATACGTCAATCGGATAAACGTATCATGGCAGGACACCAACGTACAAAGACAATGAAGCTGCTTGGGTATACCCATGTTCCAGCCTTTATTCTTGATGGTGTAAACTCCACCGATGAAGTAAGGTTCAACCAACTTCACAACTATGCGGAATGTGAGTTGTCGGAAATCCAACCAGAAATCAATGTAAGTCTTCCTAAAGGAACAGAAGGATTTTATACTGTATCCAACAAAGATATCTCCATTCTTTCCAAAGGAGGAAACAACTCACGTGTTGTTGACCTTACGAAAATGATTCTCCGTTACGGCCAGTTTGCAAATGCCGTATGTGACCATACCGGGAAAGTGATCATCTCAACAGTATATGCCAAAACGGTAAAACTATTAGGTATGGACCTACTTGTATATGTCCTTCCAGAAGGGAAAGAAGAAATCGCGCTCAAATACTTCTCTAAGGAATATGGAGTGTTCGAGTATTCCCATCTGGAACGAAAGACCTATATACAGTCTTTTGCCCAAAAGGCACGGCTACGGCAAAAGAACGGGGTTCCAAGCAAGCGTAGCCATTCAACGTTGTATGAAACGCAGGTTATACCATACATCACCAAGGATATGCGCATACTCGATTTCGGTGCCGGACAAAAGGATTACGCAACCATACTGAAGAAAAAAGGCTATCTCATTGACGCCATTGAATTCTTCCACCGCAAAGATGGAGCGGACATCATTGATGAAAAGGAAATCAGGCAAGACTGTGCTTCCATATGCAAGACCTTGTCGGACTACGGGCTGTACGATGTGGTTGTGTGCGATAGCGTGTTGAACTCTGTGAACTCAGAAGAGGATGAAAAGAATGTCTTACTTTCGTTATCAGCATTATGCAAGCCCGGAGGAATGATATTCTGGTCTGGCATTCCGCTGCTGTTCGCCCAGAAATCATCTGAACGCAAGGAAACACACGACCATCGTTCTAAAGCCGTATTTCTTGACGCAAAGAACTTCACAGCCAACTTCCGTTTTGGTGAATGGTACTTCCAGCATTATCATTCCACAGCTGACATCATCAGATTAAACACAGCTTACATCGGAAAGGATTTTAACATATTCGATAAAGGAATGAAGATAAGCCCAGAAAAAGAGTTAAGAGGTTCGTCATTTCAAGTAGCATCAACCAATGGAAGGAGCGCAAGTAAGAATGATTATCTGAAAGCGTTGCAATATGAATTCACACTTCCTCTTCCCAATAATCGCAAATGGGATCTGGACAAAGAAATTATACCAATCTTTAAAACACTATAAACAATGGCAGCACCTAAAGGAAATCAGTTTTGGATGTTACGCAGCAAGCATGGCAGGGATAAACTCTTCGCCACGCCTGAAGCGTTATGGGAGGCGGCGTGCGAATATTTCCAATGGTGTGATGAAAACCCATGGACAACAAGAAAGGCTATACAACGTACCATGCCTGTTAGACGCAAAAAAGGTAAAAGAACAGAAACTGTTAATGAACAGCAAACACAACAAGAAGTTTCACCTACACAGCGCCCCTACTCTCTCACCGGATTATGTATCTATCTAGGTACTTCATCACGTTGGTGGAGTAGCTTCAGAAGTGAATGCATGAAAAAAAATGATGAAGATTTTTTGCACGTCATCGCGCGGGTGGAAGAAACCATCGAGACTCAACAATTTGAAGGAGCCTGTGTTGGCGCTTTCAATGCAAACATTATAGCCCGAAAGCTAGGGTTGTCCGACAAACAGGAAGTGGATCATACAACACAAGGCAAACCCTTCAACGGATTTGACTTTCTTCCCTATACTCCCGAAGCTGACAAATTGAAGTGATATGGAGCAAAAGGTTAACTTAAAACAGCGATTGGCATACAATTTTCTTCGTGACAGCAAAACGAAATTTTTATTGTATGGTGGTGCCGGAGGTGGTGGTAAATCATGGCTAGGCTGTGAATGGCTGATGCAATGTGCCTACTATCTTCCCGGTACTCGCTGGTTTGTTGGCCGAAATAATTTGAAGGATAGCCGTGAGTCCGTTACCGTGACCTTCAATAAGGTAGCATCTTCTCACAGCTTCACGGCATACAAGACAACAAATGAAGGGATAGCCTTCGACAACGGAAGTGAAATCGTTTATATTGACTTGACGTATTATCCGGTGAAAGATCCGATGTATGAACGATTGGGGTCTAAGGAATATACAGGAGGATGGATAGAGGAAGCTGGTGAAGTGCACTACCTTGCCTTCGAAGTCTTGAAAACCCGTATCGGCCGCCACATGAACGATGTATACCATGTACCCGGAAAGATACTTATCACCTGTAACCCGAAGAAAAACTGGCTATACCGTGAATTCTACAAGCCCTGGAAAGAAGACAAATTACAAGCTCCTTATGCATTTATCCAAGCTTTGGTGCAGGATAATCCTTGGGCAACAGAAGACTACATCGAAAGTCTTCGAAACACAAAAGACCGGGTAACAAAGGAACGCCTATATTTCGGCAATTGGGAGTATGATAATGACCCGACTGCCCTGTGTAACTACGACGCTATCTGTGACTTGTTCACGAATGAGTTCATTGCTCCTGCAGGTGAATCTACCGGTTCTGCAGACCTTGCAATGAAGGGACGAGACAGATTTATCGCCGGTCATTGGAAAGGGAATGTGTGTTTTATCAAACTGGATCAGGAATACAGTACTGGAAAATCCATTGAAACAGACCTGAAGCGGATGATGATAGAATGCTCAATTCCTCGTAGTAAGATGATTGCGGACTCTGACGGATTGGGGAACTATCTTGAAAGCTATCTGAACGGTATCAAGGAGTTTCATGGAGGAGCACGACCTATTAATCCTGAATTTGACAATTTGAAATCAGAGTGTGCCTTCAAACTGGCTGAGATGATTAACAATCGATTGCTTCGTATCGTATGCACGGAAGCACAGCGGGAACGAATCATTGAAGAATTGTCAGTTCTCAAACAAGCACATATTGATGCAGACACACGGAAGAAAGGAATAATCAGCAAAGAAAAAATGAAAGAAATATTAGGTCATTCCACAGATTACCTTGATATGCTGATAATGGCAATGATATTCCGCATCAAACCAACACCAAAACGACCAAAAGCAAAAATAGGAAAGATATGACAGTAAAAGAATTTTTGACAATAAGCAGCATTGCCACCGAACCCGAGGTCATTAGAACCAAGTTGGATGAACTGAAAAAACCTTATCAACTAGGGCAGTATAAGACACCAGATACCCTAAACGACATAAATATGGGAGAACTGATGCAACTGCAATCCATCGAAACAGAACACGATATCTTGTTCGTTCCCTGTACTGTACTGATGGGGCTGAGTAAACGTTATATATCCCAACTTCCAGCTACCGATGTACTGGGATTCGTACAATGGGTGGCCAAAGAAGTTGAACGAATAAATAAACTATTCGCGTCGACGAATGTACCACCCACACCCGAAGAGAAGCAAGCAGGATCCGAATTGCTAAATTTTGGACCTTTCGGCATGATTGATTACTATGCACAGCGCATGGGTATCACTGATCATGCAGAAGTAGACAGCGTGCCATGGGTCAGAGTATATAAATGTCTTGACATGGACGCCAAAAGAGTAAGATTCGAACGTAGATTAAGAAACATATTAAGTAAGAAGAAATGACGGTAGAGCAAAAAATTAAAAAGATAGTAGACTCTATGGAGGGTGTAAGTTACCTTTTTGACAACTGGCAAACAGCCAATATAAGACTGGACAAGATTAAATTGCCGGCAGTGCTTAATCTCCTTCCTGTAAGCGGAACTTTTAATCTAGGCAGACAGCAGTTAAGAGACTGCCCTAACTGTATGATGGCATTCATGGATAAAACCAAGTTCGATTTTGATGGCACAGAAAATGATGCAGTGATAGAAGGATGCAAGAATAAAGCCAAAGAATTCATATTGCTATTGAACAGGAGTGGGATGTTCAAAGAAATATCAGGAGATATCCCTTATTCTGTTTTCTATGACAAGCTGGATGTTAATGTAACCGGAATAGTTATCCAACTTAAGTTAGAAGAGATAATGGGTACTGTTATTTGCAACAAGAGCGTGAAAGAGATTGTATATGGCAGCAGAAACTAAAGCCGGAACCCTAAGACAACCGGTAGATTTCATGAATCCTATTTGTTTTCTATTAATATTGTGACTCTTTAATTTCTTCGGATAATCGAAATATTGCTCCTGATTATTTTTTTCAATATGAATTGAATATGGAATAGTTTTCACTATCTTTGCAGTGTAACCAGGAGCTTGATGGCAATAAATATTGTCATCAGGCTCTTTTTTTATTGTCATATCGTGGCAATGGATTTAAGTAATTCTGCAACAATGACGCAAGTAAATAGACATATCTTTGAAGTTGTATTATAATCAGATAAACAATAGACGAAATGGAATTAAACGACTGGTTGGCTATAATCGGAGGTTTCGGGGGATTGAAGGCTGTCCGCTGGGGTGTCACGTTCTGGGTGAACCACAAGACGAACGCACGGAAGGAGGATGCGTCCGCCGATTCGATGGAGGATGAGAACAAGCGTAAGCAGGTTGACTGGCTGGAAGAACGCATCGCCCAGCGTGACGCCAAGATTGATGCGTTATACGTTAAGCTTCGTAATGAACAGTCTGATAAGCTGGCATGGATTCATAAGTGCCACGAGCTGGAACTGCAATTGAAAGATGCCGAACATAACCGTTGTGACAGGCCCGACAGCGAATGCGGCCGTCGTATTCCACCACGCAGGGCTACATTAATTAAAGATAAGGAGGAAAAGAAATGAAGTTTTTTACGATTGCGGAACTCTGCAAGTCAACAACTGCTGACCGCTTGGGTATCAATAACAGATGCAGACAGGAGCATGTGACTGCTCTGACTGCCTTGGTGGATAATGTGCTTGATCCGTTACGCACATGGTGGGGAAAGCCAATAACAGTAAACAGTGGCTATCGCTGTCTGGAACTTAATGCAGCTGTCAAGGGAAGCAAGACCTCGCAGCACATGAAGGGGGAAGCTGCTGATATTGACACTGGGGACAGACAGCAAAACAAGCTGTTATTTGAATATATCCGCAAGAACCTGCCCTATGATCAATTGATTGACGAGTCTAACTTCGCTTGGGTGCACGTCAGTTATCGGGCTGACGGGGATAACAGGATGCAAGTTCTTAAGTTGTAGACTATGTTGGTTAGAGTTATGAACTGGGTAAGCCGGCATATATTGCTGGCTCCTTTCATGTGTTTGTTCCTGTTGTTCGGATCATGTGGCAGCTCGCATAAGGCTGTCAAATCTGACACAGAAGTAATCAGGAAGGACAGTGCCAGTGAAACGGTCAACATCGTACACGGATCAAGCATCTCTTTGAGCGAACTCATTACCACTAATGGTAACTATGTGATTGATTTCCGTATCTATGATACCCGAAAACCGCCCGATAGCCTGACCGGGAAACCTCCGTTATTGGCGGACGGGCAAATAGAGGGAAATTTCAATCAGGCAAAAGACAAGAAATCGGTTATAAACGATACTATAAAACTCAATGCCGACAAGAAACGCTCTTCCGATATCCATGAGAAAGAGTACACTGAAATGATGAAGGATAAAAGAGAATCCAAATTGCTTGAACAAATAGTTCTGACATGTGTTAGTGGGGCAGTTCTTGTTGTTATCGTACTGGCGGTGGTCAGGCGACAACGTGGAAACGATTTCTTATAATAAGACTTTAAATTTATGATTAAGACTTCCCAGCTTGTGATAAGTCGGGAAGTTTTTTTATTTCCATGAACAATTCGGTTTTGCCTGTGTTTGTGTAACCGTACTGATTATTGTTGCGCTGTTGGCGAAAAAAACATTGGCGTAATAATGATTCCTCATAATAAAACTTGAAATTCATAAGTTGAATACTCTGGCTCGTGATGAGTCGGAGCTTTTTTATGGATAAATCCGACCAATATTATTCCGTTATCTTTAGAAGCAAGTAATTGTTATAATAGCAAAGAATATTTCCCGATGTTTGTACCATAACAAATAAATAGATAATTATGGAAACAAACATTTTATTTGCTACGATTATTTTTGGAATTATTTGCATTATGCATAGAATGATGAAAGATTGATTAAAAATAATTTGCATTTACAATAAGAGACTGATCCTTTTTCAATTTTGGATCAGTCTCTTTGTTGACTATTAATCACAAACAGGACGAACTACTGCACCCTCCCAACGAAAGATACCTCCCATCATTGTTCCATATTTGTCATTATTGAATCCTAAATAATAAGCATTGGAAGATACATCGTCGTGTATTGATGCTGTCCAATACCAAGCTTTAGACCATCCACCTAATACATTCTCACCTTTATACTTAACAGCAGGAAGAAATATACTGTTTCCATTAGGACCGGTTATAAGCAGCCCTCCAACACCATGATATTCAATCCATTTCTGCTTACATTTTTTTAGTTCTGCACATTCATCATAAGTTGGCATACGCCAATTGCCTCCCCATCTTACATGTGCCACATCATAATTCGTTCCACTGATGTTATTGCCGATATTGACAAACTCCGCGTAATTCATACAATCTCCTCCTTTGCAATCAGGTAAAATATAATCTCCACTTTCATCTAAATCTTTCCAATAACTATAAGTTTTGTATTCATAGACCGATTTCTCTCCTGTTTCTCCCCAAGCATAATAACTACCGAAATCTTCAGGTTTGTTGGCTCCAATATTCCAACCTGCCCATTTAACACTAAGTCCCAAGTCTACAACTTGTCCCGGAGTGGGTTCTTTATTATCCGCTTCAATAACAAATGTCTTGATATCTCCATAATATATTTCTGTTCCAATCTTTGCATAAGCACAATAATTGTAGGCACCTTCGGAAAGATCTGATAATTCTACAGAATATATCAAGTTATTGATATTGTGAGATGCTATATGGTTTTCATTTATTTTAATACCGTATTCCATTTCTGAAAAATCGTCCATGTCCTCCAATTTGCCAAAACATACAACATTAGTCTTTTCAACAGAAGCATTTTCTGTCATAACATTGATTTGTGTATCTCCATAAAATTTCGCTTCTTTCATTATTTTACCATCCACATTATAAAGTCTTGCATATAATGTATCTTTAAAAGAAGTGGGAATCCATTCCACAGATACCTGCCCATGATTAGCTATGCCATATTTTGAAGAGAGCTCCCCTTTTCCTTCAAATTTGACTATCTGACTAAGGATAGTAGGAATACTTCTATTGAAAATTGAGTCCATATCATAAACTTCAAACTTTACGGTATTAGGAACATTCTTCTGCACAGATTTTGACGTAGAAGACACGTAACGAATATCATAAGGAGAATGATAAATACATTTATCAAATACGTTCATATCACCTGTTGAAATATTCTTGACTTCGTGTCCTACAAACATTAAGCTTAATCCAGCCCTAGCATCTAATCCTACATAATTAGAAAGATCCCATGCACAAAAATCTTTTGAAGAAGACAATAATTCTTCATAAAACCCTCCATGGATACTCGTCCGCATATAGGGTCTGATATCAAAGGACGGCCCTAATAATTCATATAAGATAACTCTTATACGTGGGTATAGCCATACCTTCCCATTCATATCCCCTTTCCCTTTCATTGTCGGATAAGTTACACTAAGTTCATTTTTAAAGTCTTTAACAGGGTCAAGTCTATCATCAGATTGGTTCCACTGAAAGCCTAGTGTACCACTGGCTTTGTCTGTGAATCCCATATAGGCACTGATTTCACCATTTGCACTAAACGAAACCGCACGATATACATCTGCATTTAATGATACTTCAACAGGTACTCCAAATACAGGAAAAACAACTTTAATCTTAGGTAGATATTTACTCAATTCTTTTATACGTTCATCATTATCATATGTACATTGATGCCACGCATCAAGTCTAAGTTGTTGGTTTGTCTCAAAACGCCCTTCTATATTTGCATCAATAGACAAGGCTTTACTTCTGTATTGTTTTTCTATATCATCTTTCACTTCTTGAAGTGTTCGCCCACTAAAACTTAAGGTCATATTTAAATCAATATCAATATGAAAATCAGATTTTTCCAGATAAATTCTAAACTTTGGATGATCATATAATACACGACCTTCAAGTTTGTCATTGTCCCATTTCCACAAATTACCCGTCAAATGCGAAGGGGTTCTTGAATTCATAAAATTATATTCCTTCCATTCTCCATCTATGTCCAAAAAAGATATTTTTTGAGGAAGAATTACATTTTTGCTTGAATTCTTTGCAGATTGTCCTCCGGTTGATAACGTAAATTCTGTGTTGGCGAATATATCGCATAAGTCACCTTTTCTGGCTTCTATACTTATTTTACCATTATCACGTTTTAGCTTATTTACAATAACAATATAACTCACCGTATCAGCATTAATTGTAAGTATCGAGCCCGGTTTTAAATTTTTAGTTTCAGACGAAGCATCAAATGAATATCTTCCATTCTCTTCATCTACCTCATGCAATTTTGTTTTCTTCCAATCTATAGGTACATAATCAGGATTAACAACATCGTTTTCATATTTTTCGGGGGGAACTTCCGGCTCTTCTTTTTCAGACAGAACTTCTTCCGATGAATCGGAAGAACAGGCATTAAAAGTAAACAACAGCAATAATGCCATCAAAACAAAATACGTTTTTTTCTTCATATCACATTTTTAATAACAATTTTGATAAGTGCAAATTTATTAAAGTGCTTAAATAAATCAAAATCTTTCTATGTATTATATATGCTATCAGGCATTATTAAGGCTAAAAATGAAAAAACAGAGTTTATTTAGTTCATATTTACACAAGCAAAGCAAAATCTAAGGAGTTACAAGATTCGCATCATCATAAATGACTCTTATGCGATAATCTTTTCGTTTCTATATTTTTTGTATTTTTGCAAAAAATATCTATCATGAAAGTCAAAAATAAATACAAGAGAATGTCAGCTAATGAAATCTGGAATGTAGTAATAGCTTATATTGATAAGAATAAACAATTTTTATCTTCTACTGGTACCGTTAAATACAATGCAATAGCTACTTTTGATTTTATAGAATACAAAGGTGGTAAAAACGGGAGCGTTAGGGCTATGAATGGTGAATCTATCAGTAGGAATCAATTTATATCCATATTTAGACAAATCCATGATATGGAATGTATCAATACTAAAAATGTCAAGCCATACATTGATAGAAGGCAAAGCCCATTTGTCGGCCTACTGAAGTCTGCTGGAATTATTGAATGAATTGGATCTATTATAAAAGTCATAATCTTATGAATCAAAACATCGAATATGAAAAATTTACACAAAAAAATCTATCAGGAGTTAATCAATGCTCGTGGTATTAGTACTAGCGTAAAGCATGATGTCAAACTTATAGGTAGATCTGGACAAAAGCATCAGATTGATGTCTACTGGGAATATAGCATAAACGGCATTCAACACAAAGTGGCTATTGAATGTAAAAATTATAAGAAAGAGATTCCTATTGGTAAAGTTCGGGATTTTTATGGAATTTTGTCTGATTTGACAGATGTTTCCGGTATTATGATAACAAAAGTAGGATATCAGAAAGGTGCAAAAAAATATGCGGATTATTATAGAATTAATCTAAAAGAATTAAGGACCCCTTGTCAAGACGATGATTGTAGAATAGCAGAAACGAGGCTTGATTTAAATATATCTCTAACCCAGCAGCTTTTTTCACTTGATGCAGATTGGGTAAAAGAAAATAATATAGATTGGCTATCATATAGGAATTTCAGTGCGCATTTGTCGGGACGCGGCAATGAATGGGGAGAAAAATATCTTCCTTTGGAAACTATAGAAAATAACGTTTTCGATGAACAAGGGAAGGTTGTCGCAACTTTAGATAAGTTGGCAGAGGAGGCCATTCAACAGACAGAACGAATATTTGAATTCAAAGATGTTTACGTCAATACCCGCAATTGGGGAAAAGTTAAAATTAAATCATTAAAATATGTCAACAGCGAAATGCATGAACAGAAATTAATAACTCTTGATGCACAGAATATAACAAAAGCAATACTAAAAGATGCATTGAGTGGTGAAATAATACTCTTTTTTAAAGAGAAATAAAAATAGAAAATGATTAGGACACATCTTTTATAATCCGAAAGACTCAGTTTGTTAACAAAGAAAATAAACAATCAACACTATGGATAAAAATATAGCATTAGATTTTGTTTTGAGAAAAAAGATTGTGAGAAAATATCTAGATAATATGAAAGTAGATTCCAACCATCGTTTTAAATCATGGGAACATTGTTACAAAGCTTTTGGAAATCAAACGAAGGAAGATGATGAGTTGGCGCTTCATCTTGCCTTTTATTTAGCGAGTTGGGGAATGTATAGAGGTAGTTGTGGCATCTTCTGGAAAGACTACAAAATTCATATAAAGACTATTGACACAATAAGAAATTTTTATAATCTGAGAAATAAATGGTATGTGAGTAAAGATATTATTAGAATTATTGAGTTATACAAAGAAATCCAAAGCTACTACAGTAAATTAAAATATTATAAAGCAGATGGTACAGAATTAGATGTTAGTGCTACAGATACATTGGTCACTAAAATTATGCTGGGTACTATAGGTTGTGTTCCCGCTATTGATAACTTGTTTAAAGTAGGAGCAGGTATTTATTCAAATAGGTCATTTGATGAAAAATTAATGGTGCAGATAATTGAATTTTCCGAGAAAAATAGAGATTGTATACGACAATGTCAGAGCCTTATTCAAGCTGAACTAGAATATTTTTATCCTCCAATGAAGATTGTAGATATGTATTTTTGGCAGTTAGGATATGATGAATTCCAAAAGAAAAAAACTAAGGCAGCCAAATAAGCTGCCTTCTTAGTATCTTTGCCTTATTGGGTTCAGATCATTTTATTGAGATTTCTTTGACTTCTCTTTATATATTTGTATGTTTGTTGAAACTTTAAATTATAATGCTATGTTTGACCTACTTAATGAATACCCCAATAATGGCAGTTTTAAGTTCAAAAGTACGGATTCACTTAATGATGTTTGTAATGCTCCGACGAACAAAAGTGGAGTTTACATCGTGATTGCTTTCATTGGTGGTGAACAGGAGTTGATCTATATCGGCCGCTCTGGCAAAAAAGATAAGAAAAAAGGTGTTATTGTACACCGTAAAGCTGGCTTGGGTGGTATAAAAGACCGTATTGTTAATGGACATCAGTTTGGTAAAATCGCAAGAAAGAGATCATGGCCATTAGAAATGAAGAAAAATGCAATAGATCATCTTCTTGTATTATGGTATGATACCGAGAATGATGATCCTGTAGTTGTAGAACACCAACTATTAATTGAATATGAGATAGAATTTGGGAGCCTTCCTGTTTGGAATAAAGTTAAATAAAATGGAATACAATTATGACGAAGAAAGCGTGAATGCCTTAATTAACTGGGCTGAGACCGCGCAATTAGCCCAAGAGGTAACTTTAAGCGAGGCAGAGCATATCTTTGACACCCTCTCTGTATGTTAATGCGAATATCTGCGATATTAAGCAGCACTATCCGGATGCTTAATATAATCCGGTAATCGTCCGGTTGTATCGGTTAAAGGAATTTATAGAAGGGGCGGTTGAGTAAGCAGCCCGTTTTTTGTCTTTCATTAAGACTTCATACTTTTGTACTATGACTTATAAGGAAGCTCAATCATATTTGAACCGTATCAGGGAATTTGCTATTGGAGCATCGGTAAGAGGACGCATAATAGAACATCTTTCCATTGGGTCTACCGATTGGGAGGAAATGACTGGATTTATGAATCTCCGTATTCGGAAAGGAGAGGAGGCTGCCTTACTGGAATATGACAGTCTGGGTAAGAGCCTTTCTGTATATGGAGTATCAGTCAAAGATAGTGGTGGAACTCCACATTGGGAGATGACCATTATGGATAGCTGGGAGTTGACATTGACCAATTAATATAGAAAATCCCCGTAGCGACTCAACTACGGGGATGGTGTCAAATATAATAAGATTATCTTTTCATCATCATTATATAATCTCTCACCTCTATGCTTTATTGAAATTTTCCCATTTTGTTTTTTGTAAAGTCATATAAAATACCCATCTTTGCATTGCGTTACATTTTGAAGTAATCGAGGCGTTGTCTCGTATTGAGCTACAGACGATTTTTATTGCCTGTAGCTTCTTCATAACACGGTTCCGACCCCCGTGTGGAGTATTAATGTACCCACTGTTTCGATTACGGAATGTAACGCAACGGGAAAGCGGAACCGTTTTCTTTTTCCGCTGACTAACGAAATTCGCATATATGTCAAAATTACCCCCCCCAACCACTTATCAGGGACATTCATTAAATATTACAAAATCAGCCAACTAATTCATACACAAAGTATTGCGAATTAGTTGGCTTTTTTGTATCTTTAGGTATTCCCCCGAAAATAAGGT